GTCGATGCTAAGTTAGTTGCATCTATACATGATGAATACCAATTCGAAGTAGCTAAGAAAGATGCTCAAAGGTTTGGACAAATTACTAAGGATGCAATGCAAGAGACAGAGAAAACACTTAAGGTTAAGTGTCCTCTGGATTGTGAATTTAAAATTGGAACAACATGGAGTGAGACACATTGATATGGTTTTTAATAGAAAAGAATATGATAAAAAATATCGTGAAGAAAATAAAGAAAGACGAGAAGCTCAAAGAAAAAAATACTATGAAGAAAATAAAGAAAGACTAAGAGAATATTCGAAAAAATATCGTGAAGAAAATAAAGAAAGACTAAGAGTTAAGGCAAAAGAATATAAGAAAAAATATTATGAAAAAAATAAAGAAAGACTAAGAGATAAAGCTAGAAAATACAACAAAGAAAATGAATATTCTAAAAAATATTATCAATCTAATAAAGAACATTGTAGAAAAATCAATAAAGAATACAGAAAAAAACATAAGGTAAGGTTACAGAAATTGAATAGTAAAACAAATAAAAAAGCTTGGGCAGATTTCAATAGTCCATTCTGGTTTAGCAGAAGGTGTTCTGTTATAAAAGCTAGAGCTAGAGCTAAAGAGTTAGATTTTAATCTAGATGCTGAGTATTTAAAAAGTATATTTCCTAAAGATAAAAGATGCCCTGCTCTAGGGATACCTTTCAAAGTATTAGATATACATGCTAAAGGAAAAGAACTACAACAAAAAGTATCTTTAGATAGAATTGATAGTAGTAAAGGATATATAAAAGGTAATGTACAGTGGGTAAGTTTATTGGCTAATGTTATTATGTCTAATGCTACACCAGATCAAGTCATTCAAGTAGGACAATACTTTAAAAAAGTAACAGAGGATTTGAATAATGGCACACAACAATAGAACATTTGATCAACAGTCTTATAATCAGAATGATAGTAGAGCTAAGAAAGCTATGGTAGATTACTTGAAGTCGTTAAGCTTTGAAGATATCGAAGCTAAAGAAGATTTTTACTTTGATGTCTCAGCTAAGAAGGATAAGAATTATTTCTTTGAGGTTGAGATAAAAAATCAGTGGGGTTCTAGTTGGAATCCTTCTTGGAAAGAAGTTCGCATTCCAGAAAGGAAGAGCAGACTAATAAAACGAAAGGAGAAAGATTATCCAGATCACGATTTATATTTTGTAGTATTTAATACTGATTGTACTCAAGCTTGGTTCATTAAAGATACTGATGTAGATGATTCAAGTGTAGGTACAATACAAAACTCTAAGCGACCTAAAGACTCATCACATTTGAAAGAACCTTTCTTTCATATTCCTGTGGAAAAAGCTAAATTAATTCAAATTAGCTATTGACCTACATAATTATGTATGGTATAATTACGTTACGACTTAATTGAAACTCATGTCACAACAGCGTGACGATAGACAAAGGAAATACAAAATGAATGATGCAATTTATATTACTGGTAAATGTCACTATGCTTCCATCACTGAGCCTAACACTAAGTTTGAGCCAGTATGGTCAATCCAAGTTGAAGTGAACGATGATAACCGTCCTATCATTGAGAAGGCTGGATTATCTATAGCTAATAAAGCTGATGATCGTGGAGACTTTGTTACTATTAAGCGTAAGGTTTTACGTAAGGATGGTACTCAACGTCAAGGTCCACTTGTTAAGGATTCCCAGAATAATAATTGGGATGGTAAGTTAATTGCTAACGGTAGTACTGTTAATGTTAAGGCAGTGCCTTTTGAGTGGAGTTATGCAGGTAAGTCAGGTATCTCTGCTGACCTAGCTGCTGTTCAAGTAGTAGACTTTATTGAATACTCTAGTGCTGGTGATGACTTTGATGTTGTTCCCGGTGGATATGTAACTGAGACAGTTGAAGAAGATATTCCTTTCGCCTCTTAATGTAAACTAAGGGAGACTTGGGGTAGAGATTATTGGTTTGGTTTCTACCCCTATTTTTTGATATGAAACAGATTGAAACATTAGTTAAAGATATATATGATTTGTTTTCTCTTGATCCAATTAAGATGGATGAGAAGGAAGTAGATAAGCATATAGATACCTTTGGTGAAATGCTTAAGGTACATATAAAAGCATTTATGTATGAAGAGCCTCGTACTAGAGGTAATCTTAGACTGTCTGCTATTGGTAAACCTGATCGACAACTGTGGTATGATGTTAATAGTAAGAAATCTATAGAAGATATATCCTCCAGTACTAGAATTAAATTTCTGTACGGTTATATCTTAGAAGAACTTCTTTTACTATGTGCTTCTATTGCTGGACATAAAGTTACTGACCAACAAAAAGAAGTTACTGTTGAAGGTGTTAAAGGCCATCAAGATTCAATGATTGATGATGTCTTAGTTGATTGTAAGAGTGCATCGAGTTATAGCTTCAAGAAGTTTAAACAGAATACTTTACTAGAAGATGATCCCTTTGGTTATATAGCACAGATCTCTGCTTATGCTGAAGCTAATCAAGTTAATAAAGCAGCATTCTTAGTAATAGATAAATCAAGTGGTGAGATATGTCTTACTCCTGTTCATCAGATGGAGATGATCAATGCCAAAGAAAGAGTTAAACATCTTAAGGGAATGGTTGGTAATGATCATGTACCTGATAGGTGCTATGCTCCTCTTGCTGATGGGGAGTCTGGTAATCTTAAGTTGGCTATTGGTTGTGTTTATTGTAGCCATAAGCGAGAGTGTTGGCAAGACGCTAATCATGGTAAAGGAGTACGTGCTTTCAGATACTCCAGAGGACTTAACTATCTTGTTAAGGTGGTTAAAGAACCGAAGGTTGAAGAAGTAGTTAACTGGTAATGCATTGGAAATATAATACTAAACCTGACCTAACTAAGTTTGGGTTTGTCTACTGCATTACTAATACTAAAACTGGTCAAGCTTACATAGGCTGTAAGCAATACTTCAACTATAAGAAAGGCAAGAAGAAAGCTGAGTCTAATTGGAAATCTTACATGGGATCAAGTAAACATCTACTTGAAGACATTGATAAATTAGGTAAGACTAACTTCAAGTTTGAAATGATAGCTGAGTTTAAAAATAAACGAAGCTTACGTTACTATGAGTGCTACTATCAAATGAAATATAATGTTTTATGTAGTACACTTGATGGAACTGATACACCTGCATACTATAATAACTATGTAGGTGGTAAGTTCTATAGACCTGTGGAAGAATATTATGATAACGAGTGATAACCTATACGATTTAAGTGCAGATGTTTCAAGTAATTCTTTATATGATTTAACAGATAAGGATGGGCATAGATCTTTATACATCTCTGTTGTTCTACAAGCTCTATTAGATTTATCTAAACCTAAACGTAAGAGTGAAGATAGTTCTGTTCAGGTGTATAGAGATCAAGCTCACTCATGGATTTTTAAAGATGTTGGAGTTACTTGTGAAGACTTTGAAGAGATATGTTTTTATGCTGGATTAGAACCTAGTGTAGTAAGAAAGTTTGCAATGAATGTAATCAACTCAGAGGATGTAAGCAATGTCAGAAGGAAGTTCCAAGCCCTGCTCTAAGCCACTTGATAAACAAGTAGGTGGTAATCATTACAAAGACTGTGGTATACAACCAGTAGAATATATACATGCGAATAAGCTTGACTACTTTGAAGGTAATGTGGTAAAATATATAACTCGACATCGTACCAAAGGACAAGGTAAAAAAGATATTGAGAAAGCAATACACTATGCACAACTAATCTTAGAATTAGAATACAAATAAGAAAGGAAACATTAATGGAAAATGAAATGCACTATGGTATGACACTCCCCATATCTGAAGAGATAGATGCAGTTAAGTATAGACAAACAGGCGAAGACTTCTATAGTAAAGTTGTACGTATAGCTGAGTCACTTAAAGATACACCTGATCACTTTGAGAATTTCAAGGATGCGCTTAGACATCTTAGGTTCTTACCTGCTGGTAGGGTACAGAATGCTATGGGTGCTGCTCGACAAACAACTGCGTATAATTGTTTTGTCAGTGGTACTATAGAAGATAGTATGGATTCTATTATGGGCAGAGCTACTGATGCTGCTGAGACAATGCGTAGAGGTGGTGGCATAGGTTATGACTTCAGTAGGCTACGTCCTAGAGGTGATCGTATCAAGTCTCTAGACTCTAGAGCATCTGGGGCAGTAAGCTTCATGCAGATCTATGATGCAGTATGTCAGACCATAGCATCTAGTGGACATCGTAGAGGAGCACAGATGGGTGTCTTACGTATAGATCATCCAGACATTGAGCAATTCATTACAGCTAAGAATGATGGTACTTCTCTCACTGGTTTTAATATCTCAGTTGGTGTGACTGATGAGTTCATGAAATGTCTTAAAGATAAGAAGCCTTTCCCTCTACAGTTTGATGGTAAGGTACATGAAGAAGTAGATCCTGCTGCTCTATGGGATATGATCATGCGTAGCACATGGGATTGGGCAGAGCCGGGTGTATTGTTCATAGATACTATTAACAGAATGAATAACCTTTACTACTGTGAGACTATTGAAGCTACTAATCCATGTGGTGAACAACCTCTGCCACCCTATGGTGCTTGTCTTCTTGGTAGCTTTAACCTTACTAAGTATGTGACAGAAGGTGAGTTTGATTTTAATTTGTTTACTAATGACATACACAATGTAGTCAGAGCTATGGACAATGTTATTGATAGGACTATCTACCCTCTGAAAGAGCAGGAGAAAGAAGCTAAGAATAAACGTAGGATGGGACTAGGGATTACTGGTCTAGCCAATGCTGGTGAGTTATGTGGTATGCCTTATGCTTCTCCAGAGTTCATGAAGTTTACTGCTAAAGTTCTTAAGATACTCAGAGATTATTCCTATGCTGCAAGCTCTACATTAGCACAGGAGAAAGGTCCATTCCCACTATACAAACAAGATAAGTATATAGAAGGAGAGTTCTTCAAGACACTAGCCCCTTGGGTACAAGAGCAGATCAAAGAGAATGGACTACGTAACTCTCATCTAACTTCCATAGCACCTACTGGTACAATTAGTTTGACTGCTGACAACGTAAGCTCTGGTATTGAACCACCCTTTAGCCTGTACTACGATAGGACTATTCAAGAGTTTGATGGTCATCAGATACAGCGTGTAGAAGACTATGCTTACCAACATGGTGTGAATGGAAGGACTGCCAACGAGATCAGTGCAGACGAACATCTATCTGTACTATCCCTAGTATCTAAGTACATAGACAGTGCTGTATCTAAGACTTGTAACGTAGGAAGTAATGTAAACTTTGATGAGTTCAAAGAGTTATACTTCAATGCTTGGAAGCAAGGTTGTAAAGGTATCACTACCTTCAGAGCAGACGGTAAACGGTACGGTATACTTAATGAAGTTAAGGAAGAACCTAAAGCTGAAGCTTGTTTTATTGATCCAGCTACAGGTCAGAAAGAATGCGAGTAAAAAAAACTTGACAAATAAAGAAAAGTGTAGTATAATTATAGTATGAAATGCCAATGGTGGGTTTCATACTATCTTGCTTATTAAAGGAGAACACAATGAACTACACATTAACAACTAACAGACCTAAATCTATGTCTGATTTTCAAAGTTATAAGGATTGGGTTATTGGTTATGATAAGATATTTCAAACCATGTTAACTCCAACTACCAATCAACATAACTACCCTCCACACAATTTAACTGAGAATGGTGAAGGCAAGTATACAATTACTATTGCCGTAGCTGGTCTTGCTAAAGAAGATATAAGTATCTCTCTTGAAGATCAGAACCTTACCATATCTTATGACAGTCAGTCTTCTGAAGTAGAAGATACTACTATCCTCTATCAAGGTATTGCTCATCGAAGTTTTACCAAGGTGTTTCATCTTGCTGAAAGTATTGAGGTAAAGGATGCTGTTATGGATAACGGTTTAATTGTAATTGAACTAGAACAAAACATACCAGAACATAAGAAACCTAAATTGATTGAACTTAAGTAAAGGAAATACTAATGAGTATTAGTAAGGAGAAGAAGGTTAATACAGTTTTTATAGGATACGATCCTAAAGAAAAGGTTGCAGCCCAAGTTCTAAAATATTTAATTGAAGCTAATTCACCAAAGGATATCATAGTTAAGTTTCTACGTAAAGATATATTAGAACATATGAATATGTTTAATCGGCCTTTTGAGATGGTTAATAATCAAATGATTGATTCAATAGATCAGAAGCCATTCTCTACTGAGTTTACCTTTACTCGCTTTCTAGTACCTGCTTTGATGCAGTACGAAGGGTGGGCATTGTTT